CCTAAGATGCAAGTCTTTGAGAGTGGAAATGTACAGGACATGTGTGGTGAGGATGTCTCATTCTGTCTTGATGCAAAGGAAGAAGGATTTGATATTTGGTGTGATCCTCGCATTCGTGTTGGACACGAAAAAACTCGTGTCATTTGATTAATTGATTACAGGGGAGGTTAGAGTCCTTCCCACCTCGTGTCTCGTATTAAAGGAATTAAAGTTATGGCAATGATGAAAGGTGGAACTTATGTAAAAAGTGCCCCAAAGAAAACTCGTCAAGGAAAATCACAAAATACGTTGATTTCTGCGACTTCTCGTAATGGAAAACAAAAACGTTATCGTGGGCAAGGTCGGTGATTAAATAGATGTAGTTACATTAATACATAATGGCTGCATTAATCTGTAACCTACCTTCGGTTGAAGTATGGGTAAGAAAAGAATATCTCACTGATCATCAATCTGGTCATGGTGAATTTGTAAAAGGCGTTTGGGTATCGTGTAAGTCGATACCTGGACGCACTTTTTATTTTGAGACATATTTGCCAGAATATGCGGCAATGTATGACAAACTACCTATCAGTGCGTTTGTGTCTGCTCCAGAGGTTCCTAGCCCCGATATGGACCTTCCTAACCTACAGTTCTGGAATTGTATGGATTATGGTGTAGTATCAATTACAAAGCAGTTTATTGGTAGTATGGACTATGAACTGTATACAAGGGACTTTGGTATACAGAAGGGCACTTATATCTGTACGATAGATAATTATCACCAAGATCCTGAGGTAGTAGACTATGCGACTAGTGAAAACCCTGCAGAACACAAGTCACACAATCTTATTGAGTTAGAAAATGGTCAGTATGCATTATATCCTAACAATAGAATGCGTATCTATGATAATAGTTTGACACCTGTTGATCCAAAAATGCCTGATTTTAAGGTTTCAACTCAATATTATCAGGTTGAAAATGGATTTGAACGTCTTGGTATGGGACGTGAAGATGAATACTTCTGGAAAACTGCAAAAGAAAGAGAAAATACTGAAAAAAACGAAAAAAACATTGAAGATAAGTCATAAATACATTATAATTGCTGTATTTTTGTGCCTTTAGAACGGGTAAGTAGAGGTTTTAAAGACCTTAGCATGTCATTTCAAAATAATCCATTAACTAATGACTTGATTGCGCTCAAAAATGAGAATGCAATTGCCCGTTCTATACGAAATATAGTATTTACGGTGCCAGGAGAGAAATTTTTTAATGAAGATTTTGGATCTGAAGTGTCTCAACTCTTGTTTGAGAACGTAGATAATATTTCTGCACTCACTGTAAGAGATCAAATCAGACAATCTATCACAAATTTTGAACCAAGGGTAGATTTGCGAACAGTTGATGTATCTGCTGACTTCGATAACAACAGTTTTGACGTGGTTATTATATACAATATCATAGGTGCGGATATTCCACCACAAGAATTACAATTCGTTTTGCAACAAACTAGGTAAAAATGCCATTATCTAACTTTTCTAACCTTGATTTCAATCAGGTTAAGACAACTCTTAGAGAATATCTCAAAGAAAACTCAGATTTTACTGATTATGACTTTGAAGGGTCGAATTTATCGACCATTCTTGATGTTTTGGCATACAATACCTACATCACTTCATACAATGCTAACATGGTGGCAAATGAAGTATTCATTGATAGTGCCACATTAAGAGAAAATGTGGTTTCATTAGCAAGAAATATTGGATATGTTCCAAGATCTAGAAAATCAGCAAGATCAACAATAAGTTTTTCTGTTAACACGTCAAATATATCACCTACACCTAGCACTTTAACCTTGAAAAAAGGAATTGTTGCTACAACACAAGGTTCATTTGGAAATAGTTCCTTTACTTTCTGTATTTTAGACGATATTACAGTTTCTGTCGTTGAAAATACTGCATTTTTTGAAAATATTGTAATTTATGAGGGCACTTTCCTTACAAATACGTTTACATATAACTCAAGAGTTCCAAATCAGAAATTTATTATCAATAATATTGGTATAGACACTGATTTAATCAATGTTACGGTTAGACCAAACGAAAATTCAACAAGATCTGTAAAATATTCTCTACAAGACAGTTTATTTGATGTTAAATCTGACTCAAAAGTCTATTATATCCAAGAATCTAATGACGAGAGATATGAAATAATTTTTGGAGACAATATTTTTGGTCAAAAGTTAGAAAATAACAACTTTATCACTGTAGATTATATTACATCAAGCGGAGATGCGGCAAATGGAATTTCTGAGTTCACTTTTGCAGGTAGAATCAACTATACAAGAAATGCACAAACATATAATGTAACCTCTGGCATATCATTGATTTCCACTGGTTTAATATCATCTGGTGGTGAAGAAATCGAAGGAGTAGAGTCAATCAAAAAATATGCTCCTAGAATATATGCATCTCAAAATCGTGCATTAACTGCAAATGATTACGAAACTTTGATCCCCGCAAAAATTTACCCTGAAACCGAATCTATTTCAGTGTTTGGAGGTGAAGAGATTATTCCTCCACAATATGGTAAAGTATTCATTAGTATAAAACCAAGATTTGGTGATTTCTTACCTAACTCAATTAAAGATAATATCAAACTTAAGTTAAAAAAATATTCTGTTGCTGGAATTGTACCAGAAATCTTAGATCTTAAATATCTGTTTTTGGAAGTCAATTCAAAAATTTATTATAACACTAATTTAGCACCATCTAGTGCTTTCGTATCTTCTATTTGTCAAAACAATGCAAATAAGTATGCTGAGTCAAGTGAATTAAATAAGTATGGTGCAAGATTTAAATATAGTAAGTTTTTAAAAATACTTGATAGTAGTCATGAATCTGTAACATCTAATATTACTACAGTTGCCATGAGAAGAGACTTGAGGGTTGTTTTCAATACATTTGCAGAATATCAAATTGGTTTTGGCAATCCATTCTATGTTAAAAGACAAAACGGATATAATATTAAAACAAGTTCCTTTAGAATTGCAGGTATTCAAGAACCCGTTTACATGTCAGACTTACCAAGTGGTGATGGTATAACTGGCATTCTGTTTTTCTTTACACTTCCATCCGTTTCATCTCAATCCCCAACAATTGTTAGAAGAAATGTTGGATTTATTAATTATTCAAATGGAATAATTACAATGAACCCAGTAAATATCTTAGAAGCAAAATTAAAAGATGGAAGACCTATCATAGAAATTGAGGCAACTCCAACTTCAAATGATGTTGTAGGATTACAGGATCTTTATTTGCAACTAGATACTAGTAGTAGTGTATTTGATGTAATAGTTGATAATATTTCGTCGGGTCTTGATCCCTCGGCATCAAATTACAACGTTTCTTCAAGTTACCCTAATGGTAATTTAGTAAGATCAGGTGGACCTATTAGTAGACAAATTAACACGACCTCCTCTACTACTACGGCAACATCAACTACTGCAACATCAACACCATCCAGCACTGTATCAACACCATCCAGCACTGTATCAACATCTGGAGCATCTACATCAGGATCATCCTCTTACTAAGAAGTTAACATAAAATGTCAGAAAACAGAGTACAGTTTAATACAATCGTCTCTAATCAACTTCCCGCATACGTTAGGGAAGATTTTCCACTTGTTGAATCTTTCTTAGAGTCATATTATAGAGGACAAGAGTATCAAGGTGGTCCTATAGATTTAATTCAAAACATTGACAAATATACTAAAGTTGATAACACAACAAATCTTTCTTCAGAAATCATTCTTGATGGCGATATTGATTTTGATGATACCACTATTAATGTTTCAACCTCAAAATCTCCTACAGGAACAGATGGATTTCCTGATTCCTATGGATTAATTCAAATTGATGATGAAATTATAACCTATACCGGAAAAACAAATTTTTCCTTTACAGGTTGTATTAGAGGTTTTGCTGGTATTACGTCTTATAGAAGTGAAATATTTGCCGATGAAGTTGTATTTAATACGACTTCTGCGGAAGATCATGATTCTGGTGCTACAATTAAAAATTTATCTGTTCTTTTCCTAAAGGATTTTTTAGTAAAAACAAAACATCAAATTCTTCCTGGATTTGAGGAGAGAAGTCTTGATTCTGATTTGAATCAAAAACTATTTTTAAAACAATCAAAAGATTTTTATCTTACAAAAGGAACCGACAGATCTTTTGAAATTCTTTTCAAAGCACTTTATAATGAAAATGTAGAAGTAATTAAACCAAGAGATAATTTAGTTACACCATCAAATGCTAATTTTAGCGTGTTAAATGAGATGGTGGTTGAACCTATTTCAGGAAATCCACTTGAATTGGAAAATGCTACATTATATCAAGATCAATATGATGATATTATTGAAAAGGCGTACGCACCAATTTCGTCCGTCGAAAAAGTAGATGTTGGTTTTGGTCAAACATTCTATAGATTAACATTTGATGGTGGATATAACAGAGACATTGGTGTTGATGGTTCTGCATATGGAGAATTTAAGGTTGAACCAACCACTAAAATCATAGGACAGGTGTCTGCAGGAGCAACTGTTCTTGATGTTGACTCTACTGTTGGATTTAGTACGGATGGAGATTTATATGTTGTTTACTCAGATAAAACAAATGGAGTTCTTTCATACACTTCAAAATCATTAACACAATTTTTTGGTGTATCAAATGTAAGTAAAACTATCACTGATGCATCAACTGTTGGAGTTAATACTTTTGCTTATGCATCAACGTTTGATGGAGGCAATGTAAGAGTTAGAATCAACTCTGTAATTAATAAAATAAATGTGCCCTCGAATACAAAGGGACACAAAAAGGGAGAAATAATTAATATTACATCTCTGGGTATTTCTGAAAATAATAAAAAAACTAATAATTGGATTTATAACTTAGCACCTAATTATAAAGTTAAAGATATTCAATTAATTGACTCTTCAAACTTTACCTATGAAATTACTCTCAATGTAGAAAATATATTTAATGGTGGAGATACTGCAACGTTAATGGTGTCTGATGGTCGAAAACTGACTACAACAATAATTGACGTTAAAACAGAAAAATCATTTACAATTAGAGGTCAAGGTCAACTTAACACAAATTCTACTTTTGAGATTCAACGAAATATTTCAAAAACAAAATCTAATTTCTTTCCATCAGCAAATATTTTCTCAACAGATATTCAAAACGTTTACAAAAGTGTAAATGGTAATGATTATCTTGTCGCGTCACCCTCAATTCCATCATATAAAGGACAACCTCTTAATACAAACTCTAGAGAAATAAAATTTACTGGCATCTTTAATGGCACAGAGTTTATCATCTCTCCAGGAAAAGATCATGGACTTTATACTGGAGATAAAGTTTATTATGCAGCAGAAAGAGTTTCTGAATCTTTCATTGATGAATTTGGTAACAGTGCTACCAGATTAGTAAGAGGGACTGGTCTTTTTGATGATGGAGAATATTTTATTGAAAGAGTAAACTCATTTACAGTAAGATTTGCAAAAAGTAAAAATAACATTTTTAACTCAAAATATGTAAATGTCGATACTGTAACAACAGTAAACAATAGTGTTGTTATACCATTTGAATTTTACTCAAAAAATTTAAAACCTCAAAATATCCTTAGAAAAATATCAGATCCATCAGATGATGGTTCAATAAATGAAACAAAACCTGGAACCACTGGTATACTTGTTAATGGTGTTGAAATTTTAAACTATAAGTCAAAGCAACAAATTAAATATGGTTCAATTGAAGCAATAGAAGTTACTTCTCCAGGATCAGATTTAGACATTATAAACCCTCCAGAACTTGTAATATCAGATAGTGTTGGAACTGGAGCAACTGGATATCTTGCAATAAATGGTTCTCTTCAAGAAATTTTAATTAAAAATTCTGGATTTGATTACCTCAATACGCCAACAATTAAAATTGATGGTGGAAACGGTAATGGTGCAACAGCATCTGTAAATATGAAACTCATTGATCATGAGTCTGAATTTTTTGCAGACAATGCCTCAGAACAAGTAATAATCGGAACTGCATCTACTCAATCTAGAATTGGGTTTTCTACATATCACAAATTTAAAAATGCTGAAGAAGTAATTTACAGAAGTAATAATCAGGAGGGCATTGCAGGTATCGTAACTAATGCACAATATTACGTATCTACAATTGATGATGTTACTGTTAGTTTACATCCAACGCAAAATGATGCGATTTTAGGTATCAACACAGTATTCTTGACAAGTTTTGGAGTCGGTAAGCATTCATTAAAATCAACTAGTAAAAAATCAGTTATAGACTCTATAAATGTAAATGATAGAGGATTAGGTTATCAAAACAAAAAAAGAACTGCATCTGCAACTTCTGGCGTAAGCACTGCAAGTAATACAATCAATATAAGTAACCATGATTACAATTCAGGTGAGTTAGTAAGATATACTTGTGTTGGAACACCAATAAGTGGTCTTTCTGTTGATACAGATTATTATATTACAAAAGAAAATAATAATTCATTTAAGTTGTCTCAAGTTGGAGTAACTTCTGATAAACAATTTTATTATAGAACTAAGCAATATTTAAATCTTACATCAGTAGGTGTAGGAACTCATGTATTTAATTACCCTGATATTACTGTTACTTTAAAAGGTGAGGTTGGAATTTCATCAATTGGATTGGAAACATTTGAAGCATCAATCATACCTGTTTTTAGAGGTTCAGTAACATCCGTACACCTCGAAAATAACGGTGTTGGATATGGATCTTCCGAAATTTTGAATCTTGATCATCAACCACAAATTACAATAAATTCAGGTTCTAATTGTCAATTAAAACCAATTATTGAGAATGGTAGAATTGTTCAAGTAATCGTGCAAAATTCTGGAAGTGGATATAATTCTCCACCAGATGTTGACGTTATAGGTGATGGATTAGGTGCAGTAATTACTTTGAACATAATCAATGGATCTGTATCATCAGTTAACATAATTGAAAAAGGTGCTGGTTATTTGCAAGACACAACCTCAATTATCATAACACCATCTGGAAATACTAATCCCCCAAAATTTAAATCTAATCTTAAAACTTGGAGAGTAAACTTATTTGAAAAATATCTTCAATATTTTGAAAGTGATGATGGTTTTATAACTGATTCAAGAGTTTCCTCTAACGAATTACAATACACTCATTTGTATGCACCTCGAAAATTAAGAGAAAATATTTTCGCGGTTGACCAAGACGGAAATAAATTGTACGGTGAATCTGATTTAAGACAAGTTAATGGTATTGAACAGTCTTCAATAAAACACTCTCCAATTATTGGATTTGCTTACGATGGTAATCCAATATACGGACCATATGGATATTCATCAAAATCTGGTGGTACAATTACACAATTAAAATCTGGTTATAAACTAGATATTAAATCAAACAGACCACCTACCTCTATTTTTCCAGAAGGATTTTTTGTTGAGGATTTTACTCATTTTGAGGTAAGTGGCGATGATGTCCTTGATTCAAATAATGGAAGATTTTGTGTTACTCCAGAATATCCAAATGGAACATATGCTTATTTTACCACTATCAATTCAGCATCTGATAATTCAGGAGTATTTGAAAAATATAAAAAACCAGTATTCCCATATTTGATTGGTAATAATTATCAGTCCATTCCCGATGAATATAATTTTAAAAATGATTCATTGCAGGAAAAATTAAATTCTGATGATTGGAGAAGAAACACATATCCATATAATATTATTGAAGAAGATTTAGAATACTCTTACATTGATGTTCCAAATAAATTAAAACAATCTGCAAAAATTAATTCTGTTGAACCAGGAACAATCAATTTGATTGGAATTTCTAGTGCTGGTGTTGATTATAGAATAGGAGATAAAGTTGTATTTGATAACTCAAATACTAAAGGAGAAGGTATATCTGCAAAAGTATCTCATTTGAAAGGCAGAACTGTTAATACAGTTAGTGTTGCAACAAGCACTCTCTCAAATGTTGAAATTTACTCCGGTGACGTTAACGGTGAATATATTATCTATAATGATAAACCTCATAATTTTTTAAATTTCAACGTAGTTACCATTGCGGGTCTATCAACTACCTCTTCAAAAATTGAAGGTACTTACAAAGCAGGTATAACAACTAATAGACTGTCTATCGTAGGAACAGGAACCACTGGTGTTGCGATCGGAACAGTTGGTGTTACTGGTCTTGTCACCTTCTTTGGTGTATCTGGTGATCTTTCTTTCTCTAAAGTTAGAGACAATGATATTTTGACTATTGGTGAAGAAAAAGTTCAAGTTCTTAATGTTGACGCAAAATCGTCAAGAATTAGAGTTCTTAGAGAGGTTGAAGGAACAACTGGTACATCTCATACTATTGGCAAGTATATTTTTGAAGATCCACGAAAACTTATTATCAATGCTGGATTTAAAACCGATTACAATTTTAGAATAAATAAACAAATTTATTTTAATCCAGAGGTTATTGGACTTGGAACTATTTCAGGTGTAGGTATTGGAACAACAATTTCATTCTCCAATCCAGGTGCTGGTTTAACAAGTATTTTCATTCCATCTAAAACAATATTCATTGAAAATCATGATCTTAAAACTGGTGATGAATTAACTTACTCTCCAGGAGCTGGTGGTAGTGGTATTATTGTTGAGGACTCTACAAATGTTGGAGTTGGTGCTACTTTAACTGATGGTCAAAAAGTATTCGTAGCTAAGATTGACGATAATTTAATTGGTATTGCTACAGTTAGAGTAGGTTTAGGCACAACTGGAACATTTGTTGGAATTGCTAGTACTCATAGGTCTGCAACCACACTTTTCTTTAGAAGTGTTGGATCTGGAACTACTCATAGTTTTAAAACAAATCATACTGTGCTCACTGGTGAAGTAAGAAGAAACTTAGTAACAATATCAGCAGCATCAACTCATGGATTGAGTTCCCCGCATAATATTTCTATTAGTGTAAGTCCAAATAATACAATTACTAAAACATTAAAGTATAATGATTTTAATAGAAGAGTAATTGTTGATCCTGTTGGATTTACAACAGTGGGAGTAAACACAACTAACAATACAATCAGTGTTGCATCTCATGGTTTTATTACAGGTGACAAGATTATTCATACATCATCAGCACCTACTCAAGGACTTGTTGATCAAAAAATTTATTATATTATAAAGGTTGATAATAATGCAATTAAACTTGCTAATACTAAGCATGATGCCACAATAGAAAAACCTAATACAGTTGGTCTTTCTAGTGCATCATTTGGAACAATAAATCCAATTAATCCATCTTTAAAAGTATATAAAAACTCAACGGTAGAATTTGATCTATCAGATTCTTCTCTTGGATATACTGTTCAAGGTAAACAATATCCTGCCTTTGAATTTAATCTTTACACTGATAAGAACTTTACTAAAATATTCAACAAATCTAACACAAATAATATTTTTGAGTTGACAAAAACTGGAAATGTTGGAAGTGCTGGTGCTAAAGCAACTCTCACAGTTAATGAAAATCTCCCTAATATTTTGTATTATAAACTTGATGTTATTAAAGAGTCGAGTACACCTAACTCAAAAACAAGTATTATAGTTGATGAAGAGGCAAATTCTAACAATGAAATTAATTGTAGATTTAGTGAGTATAATGGAACGTACTCCATTAATGTAGGAACCACAACTACATTTACTTACACTTTAGAAGATACTCCAGAAAGCACAAGTTATACTTCACCAACATCTACTATTGAGTATGAAACTGACTGTACACATACTTATGGTCCTATTGCAAAAGTAGCTGTTGAGACTCCCGGCAAAAATTATTATTCATTACCTGGAATTACTACTGTTATAACTGCTGCGGGTAAAAATGCTATTTTATTTACAAGTAGCAATGATATTGGTAAGGTTAAAAATATTGATATTAATAATATCGATAATTATAAATTACCTTCGGATAAAACTTTATCACCAACTGCTAGATATCCACAAATTCTCAAAATAGATCGTTTATCTCAAATTGATTCTGTAGCAATTAGTTCTTTTGGTAGAGGATATCAAATAGCACCTAAACTTATTGTTATTGATGGTAAAACAAATAATGTTGTAAATGATATTGATTTAAGGTTTGCAAATAATAAAATTGATATCCTTAAGAATACAAATGGGATAAGTAATGCAACTCCTACTATTATTCCAACTCAAACAGACTCTGGAGTCGGAATCAATACTATTGTTTATGATAGTTCAAGTGGCAACGTTGACGTAACACTATCTGTAGGTTTTAGCACCGTTAATTCCTTCCCATTTAAAGTTGGTGATAAAGTATTAGTTGAAAATGTCAGCGTTGGTCTTGGTTCAACAGGTAAAGGGTTTGATTCTGCAAACTATAATTATAAACTGTTTACTTTAACTGCTGTTACCGAAAACCTTGGTGGCATTGGATCTGTTAGATACAATATTTCAGATTCACTAACTGGTTCTGAATTCCCAGGAACATTCGATAAGGTCAATTCGTCTGGAAGAATAACTGCTGAGAAAAATTTCGCAATTTTCGATGTTAAATTAAAAACAAACAATTATATTTTAGGAGAAACAGTTTCCTCTGGATCTAAAGTTGGTGTAGTGGATGATTGGGATCCTAAAATTGATACTTTAACTATTTCATCCGATGATGTATTTGACACCTCTGATATAATAAAAGGTAATACATCAAATATTTCGGGAATAGCAACATCTGTTGAATCATTCGATATTAATACCGAAGTAAATTCAAGTGTCAAAACAATTAAAGGAAGACAGACTGACTCTGGTGTTCTTAACTTTGATTTGCAAAGAATTCAAGATAGTTTTTACTATCAAAACTTTTCATATTCTTTGAAATCAAAAGTTGATTTTGATACTTGGAATGATCCTGTTTCTACAACAAATCATACTTTAGGATTTAGAAAGTTTGCAGATTATCAATTAGAATCAAATAACAGTAATAACATGACAGTTGGAGTTTCAACTGATCTTACTAATCTTACTCTTATTAAAGATGTTGATAGTTTTGTAAGTTTGAATTGTGTATTTGATTTTGATCTTGTTAAAGAGAACAATTTCAATTTAAACAACAAATTAGTATCTGATGAGATAATTTTTTCAAATCGTATTCTATCTGATTTCTTTGAATCAGTTGGTAATAGAGTTCTATCAATTGATGATGTATCAAGTCAATTTAATAGCAATCCAAGACCAACTACTTTTAGTGTAATCAATTCATTTAACACTAATGAGATTCGTTCTCAAAAATATATTACACTTGTCGGAGATAAAAGATTTACAGCACAAAGGCAACTTCTTCTTATTGATCTAATTCATGATGGATCTAGAGGCTATATTAATCAATATGGTAGAGTTGAATCTCAATACGATCAAGGATCATTTGATTTTGCAATTGCATCTGGGCAAGGTCAATTAAGATTCTTCCCAACTAAGTTCAAAGTGAATGATTATAATGTCGTTGCACTTTCTTATAATCTGGATGATGTATTTGCTGGAGTAGGAACGACATCTTTGGGTGGTGTTGCTTTAATTGAGTCAACAAGTTCTCCTATCACTGCTGGTGTTACGACCAACATTGTTTCTATTGCTAGCACATATACTAGTGCAAAAGTATTAGTTCAAATAAATCCAGATACTTCAAGCAATGAGGAATTTGAAACAATTGAACTTAATATTGTTCATGATGGATCAAACGTCGAATTATTAGATTATGGAAGACTTTCAACTGGATTAGCAGCATACTCCGAAGTTGGATTAGGAACTTATCATGCTTATATTGATGGTTCAGATCTTAAAGTAGATTTTGTTCCAGCATCAACGGGTATTGGAACGACTGGGGTTATTAACACAATTCAAGTTGGTTTAGCAAGTGATACTTTTACTGGTATTGGAACTGCTGACTTAACAAATTCACGTATAAAGGCGGAAACAACATCTATTTCATCTTCTGCTACTCCTGGTATAAACACTATTTCACAATTTGATGGTGCTTTTGATGGAGGTTACTTCTTAGTTCAAGTTGTTGATACTACAAATGATAACTATCAATTATCTGAAATTGTATTACTTGACGACTATACCACCGATACAACCGTTGATTCAGACACATACATGACTGAATATGGTGTCATTGAAACTTCGACGGCATCTGGTTTTGGAACATTTGGTTCCAGAGTATCTTCTGCAGGCACTGTTTCTCTTGTATACACTCCACCTGCAAGTGTCAATACTGTTGTTAATGTATATTCAAACAATCTTAATTTAATTGAAGATGAGGATAAATCTGAAGAAATTGATTTCACTAATGGTTCTATTAATAATTCATTAGGTGCTTATCAAGGAACTGAGAGTGATATTAAGAGAGAATTTGAACTTAAGCACGAAAATTTACAAGTCTTTGAAAGATACTTTGAAGGTAACGATAGTTCGATTGTAAGTATTACAAACAATACAATTAAAATCCCTAATCACTTCTTTGTCAGTGGTGAAAAAATTAGGTACGTTCATGTTGGATTAACCACATCCGCTGTTGGTATTGCAACCACTAGTTTTGTAGGAGCATCATCTACGACATTCTTACCAGGTGAAAATCTCTATGCAGTTAAAGTGGATGACAACAATATTAAGATTGCATCAAGTGCCGAAAATGCATTGAAGTCAATTCCACAGGTTGTTGAACTTGAAAGTGTTGGTATTGGAACCTCACATAGATTTATTGCTACAAATCAAAACGCAAAAGTAATTGTTGCAATTGATAATCTTATTCAATCACCTGTTGTTTCTACAGCAGTAACCACAACATTAGCAGATTCAGTCACCATTGCAGATAATATATTAAAATTTAGTGGCATTACATCGTTCTTCGGATCCGATATAATTCAAATCGGAAATGAAATTATGAAAATTGAGGGTGTTGGCATCGGCAGCACTAATTTAATAAGAGTTAGAAGACCTTGGTTAGGAACTAAATTATCAGGATTTAGCACTGGTGCTTTGGTAACCAAAATTGTTGGTAATTACAATATTGTAGATAATCATCTTAATTTTGTTGAGGCACCTTTTGGTAATACTCCAATTGGATCATCAACAAATGCACCTGATGAACGTGATTGGACTGGTATTACAACTAGTTCTAGTTTCCAAGGAAGATCCTTCATTAGATCTGGTATTACAAATTCCTCTGACGAAACATATCATAAAAATTATATCTTTGACGATATTTCTCAAGGATTTAATGGAACTCAAAATGAATTTAGACTATATCAAAATAATACTGATGTAACCGGTATTTCAACAGAAAATGCAATTGTTCTTGTTAATGATGTATTCCAAACACCTGGTTCTAATAATCAATACACTTTAAATGAGTCAGCAGGAATTACCTCAATAACATTTAATGGAACTGAAACAGACCCATTAGGATCAGATGTTGGTATTTCTAGTTTCCCTAAAGGTGGTATTATTGTTTCTGTTGGTTCTACTGAAGGATTAGGATATCAACCTCTTGTTGCTGCAGGAGGAACTGCTGTTGTATCTGGACTTGGTACAATTCAATCAATTTCTATTGGTAATAGTGGATCTGGTTACAGGTCTGGTATTCAAACTGTAAATGTTGGTGTAGGTCTTTCTGCGACTGGAACACCAAGTATTGAGTTTATTGGAACTGCAGTTGTCAATAATGGCAACATTGTAAGTGTGGATATCACAAATCCAGGAACTGGATATACAACAACAAATGTCCCTTACGTTGTATTTGATCAACCACTTTCTTATTCCAACCTTACACTTGAATATTCATCTTCCTCAGTTTCTGGTGTAGGCACTGAGGCAAAGATTGATATTGTTGTTGGTCAGGGTTCAAGTGTAATTGATTTTGAAATCACAAATACTGGTTATGGATTTGGTAATGGTGAAATCTTGACTGTTGCAATAGGTGGAACTACCGGTATTCCAACCACATCTTCTTACAGTGGAAATGAATTCCAAATCACTATTGATGAAGTTGCAACAGATGAATTCACAGGATGGTCTTTAGGAACACTTCAGGTGATGGATGATGTAAGTGAATTCATAAATGGAGTAAGAAGAAACTTTAATCTTCTTCAAAATGGATCTGCAGTGTCAATTGTTGCTGCCAAGGGATCTAAAATTAATGTTCAAGATGTTCTCTTGATATTTGTAAATAATATTTTACAAGTTCCAGGAGAGGGTTACACTTTTGATGGTGGAAATTTTGTAACCTTCACTGAAGCACCTAAGATAGGTGATAAAGTTCAAATAATCTTCTATAAAGGAAGTGGTGATACTGATGTTGAATTTAAAGAAGTTATTGAAACTGTCAAAAAAGGAGACACTCTTCAGATTAAACATGATTCTGCAACTCAGGATTCTTTCCTGACGGAGGATGAAAGATCTGTAACTTTAATTAATTCTACAAGTAATGTTCAAACTAATCCTTATTATGGACCAGGTAATACTTCAAATGTTGATCTTGAGAGACCCGTTACATGGTGCAGACAAACTGAAGATAAAATTATTGATGAAATTCCTGTTGGAAAAGATAGAGAACTCTATGAACCAGTAATTAATCCAAGTGCATATATTATTAAGTCTGTGGGAGTTGGTTCCACTGCAATTTATGTTGATAATTTAAGACCTATCTTTAACTCTCAAAATGAGAGTTTAAATTTAAATTTCCAAAATAAAATCAAATTTGTATCAGAAAATACTAATAAGGTTGCTGCTGCGGCGACTGCCATAGTATCTGGACTTGGAACAATATCTTCCATTTCAATTACGGAAAGTGGATCTGGATATG